CAGGCTGCGTTTAATGTGGCGATTAGTGAGAACGCCAATCTGGCCGACAGCTTCGGGGTGGGCGGCTGGATCAAAATCATCAGCACCCAGAACCCTGACTGGGTCAATATCACCGACACGCAGACGCCGGGGTGGACTGGCATAGATGACGCCCAGAACCCGGGCTGGCAGAATATACCCAATTCCCAATAAGGAACCTCACAATGAGCACCTATTCCCCCAGCCTGCGGATCGAACTGATCACGACGGGCGATCAAGCTGGTACGTGGGGCAACACCACAAACACGAACCTTGGTACTCTGGTTGAGTCAGCCATTGCCGGGTATGTGTCCGTCTCCATTACCTCGGCCAACCAAGCGCTCACAGCCCTGAACGGCGCGGCAGATGAGTCACGCAACATGTCGATTGCGCTGACCACGACCACATCAGCCAACTTTGCGGTCTACGCTCCTCCGGCAGAAAAGACTTACGTCATCTATAACGCCAGCGCGTACACCGCCACCATCTACAACTCCACGGTGCTTGGTAACACGACTGCTGCTGGTACGGGGGTGGCCATCCCTGCTGGCAAGACCATGACGGTCTGGACTGAGGGAACCAACTTTGCTGTCCAAAATAGCCACGTTATTGGCACGGTGGTGGGGAACGTCACGGGTAACCTGACCGGCAACGCGGACACCGCCACAACTGCCACCACGGCGACCAACGCCACCAACATCAACATCAGCGCGACGACCAGCTCAGATACCACGACCTCCTTGGTGCTGGTAGGTGCGCAGGCTACGGGCAACCAGTCGCCGTTTATCGACAGCGGTCTGGCCTACAACGCCAACACCAACACTCTGAGCACGGACAACGTGGCGATTGGCGCTGGCACCGTGACGACTACCAACTGGACGATTGCAGAATCTGCCGGCAAGCTGGTGTTCAGTTATGGCGGTTCGGCCAAATTTTCATTGGATTCCTCTGGTAATCTGATTACCACGAGTAACATCACCGCCTACGGTACGCCTTAAGAGGTTGCCATGACGCTACCTTCTTCTGGTCCGATATCGGCTTCAGCGATCAACGTCGAGATGGCGCGGTCTTCTACTGCGCTTTTCTCCATGAATGATCCAGAGACGCGGCGTCTTGCTGGGAGGCCGTCGGGGACGATTGCCATGTCTGATTTCTATGGCAAGACCTACCGGATTCCGTTGGCGGTTACGTATTCTTCCAACACGCAACAAGCATCCATCAACGTGTCTTCGTTGTCTGGATACATTGCGGGCAAGTCCGACCTCACAGTTACTGTTAACGCCGGTATTTATGTGTGGTCTGACAGCACTTCCGTTGCTGGCCTGACGCTGACTGGAACCTCTTCTGGAGACACCGTCACGGTTGTCAATAACGGCTACATCATTGGTCGAGGTGGCAACGGAGGTGGGTTTGGCGGCAACGGTAGCAACGGTGGCCCAGCGCTCTCCGTCACTGGCGTCTCTAGCGCTGGCGTTTCAATCACTAACAACAGCTACATTGCTGGTGGCGGCGGTGGTGGCGCTGGTAACGCATCTGGCAGTGGAGGCTGCGGGGGCGGGGGTGCTGGTGGCGGCCAAGGCGGTGGCGGCGTTTCTGGTGGTAGTGTTGGTGCTTCTGGTTCCAACAGCGGAGACTTCACGGGCCTTGGGGGCGGGGGCGGGCGCATTCTTCCCGGCTCTGGTGGCGCAGGTGCTGGCCCCGGCAACAATTACAACGCGCAGGGTGGCGGCGCTGGTGGCGGTGGCGGAAACAACCGCTTCACTGGGTTCAATGGTGGTGGCGGCGGCTCGGCAGGCAACAACGGTAGTGGCCCGCAAGAACGTTTTGCCGGCGCGGGTGGAGCGGGTTGGGCTGCAACTAGCGGCTCTGTTTGGGACGGCTTTGTCAGCGGCTCTGGTGGCGCAGCGATCCAAAAGTCCACTAGCTACACGCTGGTGAACAACGGTACGATCTACGGAGCTACGTGATGGCGCAGCAGTACCTCGACGATTTTCAAGCGTGGCTCACAGCCAACCCCGCGCACGACGTACAAGTTAGCCGGCTGATCCCGCAAGAAATTGGCGTCATGGTTGCGGATGCGTATTTTGAGTCCGACCCGGCTGACGCCGTCTACCGTTTACATGATCCATCGACCGGGTTGGCTGCGCAAGTTGTCGGACGTGAGGCCGCCTTGCAGGAGATCGCGTCTGTACGTGACCGGCTTTTCAATCTCTTGTATGCCCCGGTGCTACAGGATGCAGAAAAGAGCCAGACTCAAGGAGGGGCTGATCCCTCCAACTTCAGGCTTAAAAACGCGGGGTAACCATGATAGACCCCATCACCGCATTTGCCACTGCACAGGCTGCGGTGGCGGGCATCCAGAAGGCCATCAAATTAGGCAAGGACATTAACGGCCTCGTCAGTGAATTCGGCCGATTCTTTGACGCCCGAGACGTAGTTCAGAAAGCTGCCAACGATGCGGGTAAGTCGGGCAAGTCTGACACCGGGAGGGCTATGGAAATCGTGATGCAAGCCAACGCCCTGCGTGAGGCCGAAGAAGCGCTGAAACATCAGCTCGTCTATGGCGGATACCCTGAGTTGTGGGAGATGATGCTCAAAGAGCGGATGAAGATCAAGCAGGCCCGAGAGAAGGCCGAGAGGGTTGCTGCGGCTGAACGCAAGAAGGTGTCCGCTCAAAGGATATTGATGGCGCAGATCATCGGTGGAGCGATCTGCATCGTCACCATCGGCGTCATCATCATCTTCATCGTTAAACAGGCTGTGTCGTGAGCGAGGAGAAGGTTAATCCCAACAGCCTGATCGAGAAGATTCTCGGGTATGTGGATTCGCCGTTCAAGCTCTTTGCCATCCTGTTGATGGCGGTGTTTGCGTTTGTGGGGTACTTTGTCTGGCAGAACCAAGCCTTCCTGATTGGCGCGTACAAGGAACAGCAAAAACTGCCCAGCATCGCCGAGGACCGGGTGGAGGATGCGGCGGCGCACTTATTCAAAAATACCGAGGCAGTGGTCGTCGCTATCTTCAAGGTAAACCCAATGTTTGGCACCCGCGTCCTACACCGGGCCTACACCAAAGACGGTAGGGACAAAACCCATGAGGGATTAGATGTCGGCCTCTTTACCGCAAATGCCGCAAACAACAGGGACGTTGTGGCGCTTATGGCAAGCGAAATTCCCTGCGGTCACTACAAGACCGCTCAGTCCGAGATTGGGCTGTGGTATATGGAGAAGGGCATGACCTACGGGTGCCGCATCAGTGTGCCGCCCGAGCAGGGTAAGTTCGTGGGCCAGATCACGGTAGGCTGGAAAGAAGAACCGCCGGACGTAGAGCAGTACCGCGTCCTTCTGCAAATTGCAGCAACCATGTTGGCAAGGAGTAAAAAGTAATGGAATGGCTTAAACAAATCGCCCCCACTATCGCCACTGCGATGGGTGGCCCGCTGGCCGGTATGGCCGTCTCTGCTATCTCCAAGGCTATCGGAGTGGAACCGGAGAAGGTCGGTGACCTGATCTCCAACAACAAGTTGACCGCCGAGCAGATTGCTCAAGTCAAGATTGCCGAGATCGAACTCCAGAAGCAGGCGCAGGAGTTGGGCCTCAACTTTGAGAAGCTGGCAGTGGATGACAGGAAGTCGGCCCGAGAGATGCAGGCCACTACCCGGTCTATCGTCCCTCCGGTTCTGGCGGCGATTGTCACCGTCGGGTTCTTCGGCATCCTAGTGATGATGCTGCTGGGCAAGGTGGACTCCAACAACCCGCCTATCCTGATGATGCTGGGCAGCCTCGGTACCGCATGGACCGGGATCATCGCGTATTATTTTGGTTCTAGCGCTGGCTCTCAGGCTAAAACTGACCTCCTCTCTAAAGCACCTGCAATTAAATGATGAGCCTCGCTAACACCCTCGCCAAACTCAAAATCAGCGTTGACTGGGTCGAGCCGCTGGAAGAAGTCTTTCACCGCTATGAGATCAACACCCCTGAGCGCCAAGCTGCGTTTATCGGGCAGTGCGCTCATGAGTCCATGAACTTCACCAAGCTGGA